TTACCCTCTATTAATACTATTGTTGCTGTTTAATTTCAAGCAGTGATACTGTGACCATAGCCTTATTTGCTGCGTTAGCTGTCACCTTTAATATATCTCCTGCCTCAAAAACCTTTACATCTTGTCTTGTAGTCGTGTCCGTAGCACTAACATCTACTTCATCCACCTCAAAGTCTGCAGAGCCATTGTTATGTGTAATAGTCACAGTAATACTATCAGATGCATGATAATTGTGTACGGATAAACTTTTAACTACAAATGTAGATACGGGCACAGGGGGAGATGCTGATACATCTGCCTGTGGTACAGTAAACACTGTGGTTGCATTAGTAGTCGTTAAGTTAGCTATAAATCTTTTAAATACGTCAGCCATTACCCAAAGAAAAACGCCCTTCTCGTTTGCTCATCGGCGTTGTCCTGCTGATAAGAAAAGTTAAGTTGTAATATTAATTGTTCCAATTGTCTAATCAACTCAGCAAAAGATCTTGGATCATAATTATCAGGTGGGTCAGGAAACCTTGTTTGTGCTATTTTTGCCATTATCTTTCTCCATCTGGAAATGCATCAATAGTGAATGTGCCCATCTTAAAGTTACCACCAATTACATTACTTTCTATTTTAAAATTTGCTTGTCTGCCCCTACCTCTAAAATCTTTTTTAGTGTCTGTGGTTTGTACCGTTGATGCTGTTTGACTAACTACATTACCGTAAGGATAATTTTTAAAATTAAATGTTACGCTAACATTTCCTGATTGATCTCTGAAGTCTGGTATAAATCTAGATATTCTCATTAATTGCTGTCCGGCTTCATCAATGTTAAAATCACCTGTTTGTATAAATGCATTCATAGCTGCACCATCATTATCTGTTCCAAACTCATGTTTGTAGTATCTTGAAACACCATTTGATAATCCAATGACTGTCGGCGTAGCGTTTGCAACGCTATCTTTTAAATATTCTGTTGCAAAAGGATTTTGAAACACACCACGATCTACCCATGTTGTTCTGTTGAGTGTGCCAACTGCCCAAGATTGTTCTAAGTAATTATAAATTACACACTTGTTAATTTGTGGATTTACATCATTATCCGGGTTGGTTACATAAAACCAAATTATCTCAGCAAACTCTGTGTTTACACCTGCAAATATTTGATCTGTTTGTGTAAGATCTATATTTTCAAATACAAAATCGTCCACACTACATGGTAATTTTTTTACCGTACCATCAAATACAAAGAATGCATTCTGACCCATCCAGTAAGATACATCACGCACTACTACTGCAGCATGCTGTCCAAGTAGTCCGCAGTTTTTACCCAATTGACTTAGACCAAAAGTAAATGGTGGTCCGATAAACTGTAGTCCGTGAAGCGAGGTATCTGTCCATACTAAAATTTGACCACGTGCTTTGTCAGCCCCAACAATTGTGGAACCATCTTGTATACGTAATGAACCTGCAGTGTTCGTGGCCCGTGGTTCGTAGGTATTAATATCTTCTTGTGATGAAAAGCGTAAAAGTAAAGGATCTTGAGATGAGGCTGTGCCTACTGTTTTTTCTGTACCAAATAAAATCAAGTGTCTATCTGGTGTTGATACTAAAGAAAACTTACTAGCTGTTGGTGCATTTGTAACTAGACTTGCTTTACCTGCTAAGCCATCAGATGTTGGTGACCATTGAAAGGTAGATCCGTTTAGTGCAGTTGCAATCATTAACTCACCAAAATTATCTATCGACCAATCTCTTCCGTCTAAGATTGTGCTAGAACTATTACTTGGTATGTTCCATGCGTTGGCATTAGCTGAGTCCTCAAACAATGTCACAACTGAGTCATCTGCATGAGCAGATCTTGTAGAGCTATCTACAGCTCTTGTTATGCCTGTTAAATTTGTAGATGTTTTACCTGTGTAAGAAATTATCTCATCATCCACTATTATCTTACCTGCAGTAGAGAAATCTGTTGTGCTGTCAAGAGTTATGGATGTACCTGACCCACCTGTTCCTGCAGTGTCATCTAATAACGCTCCATTAAGAAGATTACTGACAGCTGTTGAAAATCCACCATAACCATTTGTGCCCCAACCATATCCAAATGTAGAAAAAGCGGGAGCTGAGTTTATGTCAAACTTAGCTGTGGCTGTTCCTGTCGTAACGCTACCTGTAGATTCATTTGCGTCTTGTTGTATTACAAATGAATTTGTGCCTGTAACTGATTTGACTTCAAAACTTCTGTCAAAATCACTAGCACTAAAACTTGTGCCAGATAAGCTTGTTGTTCCAGAGAAAGTAACAACGTCACCTACAAGAGCACCGTGTCCATTGACATTAACAGTCACATTAGCTGACCCGTTCGTTGTGGTAAATATACTTGTTACTGAGCTGTTTGTTTGTCTTATGGGTGTGATGTCATACAATACATCATTAGCAAATATGTAAAGCTTCTTATCTGTGCCTAAGGCAGCTAATCTTGTGCCGTCTAATGCTACCCAATGATGTGCATCACGTGGAACACCAATAATTGTAGTTTGGGTATTTTTAGCCCAGCCACCTATTTTTTCAGGTAGTCCATATCTAAATCTAATATTATCACAGTCAGTAAATGTGCCTGAAGCTCCTAAATCACTTGTTTGTTTTTGAATCCCCGGCTTGAGTTGTAGTTTTGTCAGTGTCATTTGCTCTACTAAATATTGTACCTACGTGACCTTTGAAGTGCATGTTACCTTGATGTGTCAAGGGTGCACCCACATCGGCCCATATTTTACCGCCTATCTTAGACCATAATCTACTAAAATAATAGTCCTCACTTAAATATCGTTCTTCTTCGTCCCAGTCAATCTTGCCAACGCCAAATAAATCAAAGCAATTATCTGACTTAAACCTTTGACCGTTAACTATTTGATCAGATCTATATTTACGCTCAGGATATGCCTTTTGCATTTTCTTTAACACATCACGTTTTATAAGCATCATACCTGTTGCGGCTTCCATGACCTCAACAAATCCGCCTATCATCTGTATATTTTTTGGATCTTTAAAATTTAAGTTATAGCCTAATGATTTGTAGAAAAGTTCATCATCACTTATATCGGGATTGTTTTTTACAGCGTCTCTGACCTGATTCCAATGTATGCACTTACGAGGGTATATACCACATGCTATATCTTTATCAGCTCTTATTAATCTTTCTATATTTTGCGGCACAAAACCAATGTCTGCGTCTACAAATAATAAGTGTGTACCTACATAATTTTGATCGTCTAAAAACATAGTAGCGATAGTATTTCGTGCTCTAGTTATTAACGACTCATTACCCATGGTTTGTAGTTTCATACCTACGCCCTGGTCCGAGGTCCATGCTTGAAGACCCAATACACCATGCATTGTGTTCTCTCCTAACATACCTCCGTACATTGGCATTCCT